GGAAAGACTTGAGGAAAATGGTGGCGAATTGGATGATTTTGACTCAGATTCTGAGCTCTAGGTCTTAAGTACTAAGGCGGCCTCTCTGTCTCTGCGTCCTACAAGTCCACTTGTTTTGTCCCACAATCTTTTCATGCTCTTGAACTGAGCTGCCATCTTATCATAATCTTTTGAGGAGGCTGTGATATTTCTAAGCTCAAGCATTTCTGTTCTAGAGGAGCCTTTAAAAGATGTACCACGATTAAACACCAGAGAAACAATCGCTGCCTGAGCATTTTCATGCAGTTCTGCTACCCCAGGAAAAGCTCTCTCTGTCAGCTTAGTAAATTTGGGTAATATGAATTCCTTAAATGTTTGAATAGCTTCTTCCCAAGTAAATGTAATACCCTTAAGTTTAACAGTATAGTCTTTAGCGTTAATACCTTTTAAACCTCTGCCTCCACGAATCAGAGATAGTTCTGCGCTATCTGTCAGTGGCTTGAAGATCTTGTCGACCTCTTCCTCTGTGTAATAGCCAATATCAATGCCCACCATGGCTGTTGGACCAGAGTATCCTCCTGGCCAGGTAAAAGTGCTTTTATATACCTTTTCATAGTATGCTCGTCCACCTGTCTCCTCAGTAACAATAAACTCAATACCTTTATCATTTAGATTCATCTTCAACCTCCAGTGTATAATCGCCTTCTTTTTGGTTAGTAATCTTTCGTTCCGTAATGTCCACAACCTCTATTTTGGCATCCAGCGAGGCGTTGCTGGTGCTGTTATACTTAAGATCTACTACAGCCTGTCCGCCTATATAAACAGCCATAATGGCGGCAAATACTTCCACAGTCTTTGTAAATATGATTGGATAGACTGCAAGCAGAGCAGGGTCATGGTCTAGCAAAAATAGCATACCTATGCTGCTAGCATAGAATACTGATAGAATGATAAACCCTGAAAAAGCTGCAAAGAACTTTTTACTACCCAGGTGGTTTGCATTAGCAATATCAGGGTTTTGTTCAGGACACACTCCAGGAGGAGTAACACCATGCTGCAAAAATGCTGCAGCGTTTTTAGCTATATTGAGTACGGATTTAAACATATTTAGAAATAAAATTGAATGAACATATAACCAGCAGCAAAAGCACCTACAGGACCTAGCAATTGAATAATCGCACCCCAAGGACCAGCTGCAATTGTCAGTGTAGAAGCTATTGAGGAGCCGAATCTAAGATATAGTAACGCAAGAAAAGCCCCGGCAAGGTAGCCCATAATTGATTTAATCTTATCGTACTTATCAGAAGTCTTTTTATGTGCCACTTTTTCGCTAACCACACGCTGCTCTGCACTGCTTAGTAGATTGCGTATCTCAGTGTTCTCTTCGTACACCTGAATTTTCTCTGTCTGTTGTCCTGCTGCCCAATCTTCAAGATACTTAAAGGACTCTTCTATAGCCTGCTTATCTTTCCTTAACTGAGCTATCCTTGCACTTGCCTGTGAAAGCTCTCCTCGTAGTTCTAGAAGCTCATTAGTTATAGATGCCTTTTCTGCGGCTTGAGAACATGCTATTAGAGCTAATGAAACTAAAGTTATAAAGTATTTTAAACTCATCTATTTGCCTCCTAGCTCTGCAATGATTCTATCAATCCTAGATAAAGAATTGTTCACTGCACTATCCAGTTCGTCTATATTTTTACCCAATGAGCCTGAAGAGCCCTTGGGAGGTGTCTGTGCTACAGGAGCGCTTCTTTGTTTAGGAACGCTAGTGCAGCCAAACATAAATAAAAACAATACTGTATATATGTTTTTCATACCCGTACGGTAACATAAAACTATAAAGATGTCCAGTAGATACAAAAAAAGCCCGATCGGTAAAGATCAGGCTTTTTAAGTTTATAAATGATAACTGTTATTTTGCAGGTTTACTCACTTCCTGCTGCTTAGCTATATAACTTAAAACTTTGTTAAGATCTTCTTTCATTGCCTGCTGTTGCTGATGTTGACCTGAAAAGTACCATATGGCTGCAGCGAACTGGAAAAACAGCCCCACAGCCGCAGTTGCAAAAAACTTCATAACCATATCTTTCATCTCTATATAACTATGAGCTGTCTCTTTTAAGTATCCAAACTCTTTAACAAGCACAGCTATTTGCTCAGACAGGTTAGCCAGAGACCCCCTGAGCCCGTTCTTGCCATCTACACCAACACTAATGTGCATCGCATCTCTGGCCATATCTCTCACGGATGAAATTGATGTTTCTAACGATTTAATATTTTCGTTAATATCTACATCTAAAATAGATAACCTATTTCGGATAGTATCCAATTCCACATCTCTAAGCAGCTTTTGATTTTGAAGCTGTACAATTGCACTAATTGTGTTAAAATCTTGCGGAATTTTATCTTCAGAAGAGTCGGACGTAAACATAGATAGGTATATAAAATTGTATCAAAATCTAAGATTCGTGTCTTTTGATTATTTCTATTTTCTCTTCAGGATCTACCTGTTCTTCGTTAGAGATATAATAGCACATTTCTTTCTCATTATATGTCTCTTTACCTTCAGCCTCTATCTCAATATCAGCTTCAGCCTGAGCCGAATCAGCTTCTTTTCTGGCTCCCCTGAATACAGATCTCACAGAATCATCGTATACTTTATCTACAACCAACAGTTCACTAGTGCCTACTTCACCCAGAAACAATCCTTGCTTAGGTTTGGTGAGAGAATGTTCCACACAAGTCCAAAGATGTTGCGGAATTCCGAGCATTTCAAGCGCTTCTACACGCTCTGCAGGTATCTTCTTTCCGCTTACTACGCATTTATATGACTTTCTAGCCATTTTGCTGTCCTCCTTGTGCTGCTTGTTGCTTTGCCCCTTGTAGCCCTTGTGATCTTGACTGGGAACTCATCTGCTCTAGCTGCGCTTTCACCTGTGCGTATAGATCTTGATCTTGCCCCTTGATTTGCTGCAATTGTGCTCTTCGTTGAGCGCCGTCTAGAGGGAATAGCTGCTGAGCTATTTGCTGAGCTTGCTCTAGTGCATCCTGAGGTGTACCGCCACCCTGAGGCATACCACCTCCACCCTGTTGACCACCCTGTTGACCACCCTGCTGCTGACCTTGTAGCATCTGCATTAGATTTTGGTTTGTAGCCTGCTCAAGCTCTTGCTTCTCTTTCTCTTCTTCCTGAATCTGCTGCGTAATCTTATCTTCTTCCATCTTCTTACGCACCTGATCTTCATAGTCGAAGTTGTATAGCTTGAGAAGTTCGCTTCTAGCAATAGCGTTAGCCGAAACCAGCTGACTGATAACAGATTTACGCTCCATATCATCTGAGAACGTGATGGGAATCAATTTAATCTTGGCTTTTGGCAGCCCCATGATGTTGCCTACCACTTCACCAATATGCTGAAGCAGGATATTATAGTTATTAGGCACAACACTCCATGCGTTTTCAAACATGCGAAGCATAGGACCTGCTGCCTGCTGCTGAAATGTCATCTGAAACATCTCTACAGGCACATCAAGAGCATTTAATATAGAGTTTTTAGCGTTTTCCATCATCTCAGCTGGAGCTAGCTTTGTACCTTCGCCTCCAAGTTGCTGATAGTTTAATGGGAATGGGAATTTATGATATGAACCAGGGTCTCTTCTGTGTTCCTCGATCATAGAGTCTACAGCATTGGTCCAAACAGCTCCGTTTTGGTTTAGTAATGGGTTAGCGGCTGGGTTATTAGCGTCTCCCATGGATATAACCCTAAATGGAGCAATATCCTCAAAGCAGATTACTTCATTATAACGCTTCAATGTTTGAAGCATGAAGAAATCTTCAAATATAAACATAGCAGGAGGCACAGCTTTGCCATCTGTTCTAATAGTGCTAGGCGTGTCTAGCTTCAAATGCACAAAGTTCTTTGCGTTAAACGCCAGCATTGTCTTATTCTGTACACACTCAAATATTACTTGAGGTGTTTTCTTGCTATAGAATTTATTATTTTTAGTAGTAATCTTTTTACCGTACTGCTGAGGAATATCCCAGAAATACTCAGACTCTCCTGTAGTTTCCTCATGTCTGA